TAAATGTTAATGTACCTGCACCAGTTGGTGTGCAGCTAAAATTATTACCAACAGATAAATTAAAGGATAAATCATTGTCTGTTGTTACAGCACCTCTAGCATTACCGCTAACATCTACAGTAGCAGCAGGACTAGTCGTACCAATACCTACGTTACCAGCAGAGGTGATAGTCATGCGTTTTGAGTTGTTGGTTTTGAAAGATAAATCAGAAGAGCCCAATCTGCCGATGTTCATTACATTTGATGAATCAACACCAATAATGCCAGCGCCAACACCTGGATTTTCAATTTCTATTTGAATATCATCGGCAGATTTAACGTCCAGTGCACTACTAGGACTACTCGTCCCAATACCAACGTTGCCGCTGGAGGTGATACGCATGCGTTCAACTGGAGCAGCGTCAGAACCAGAGTCAGTTGAAAAACTTAATTCAGCTACAGAAGCTCCTGATCTCCAAGCACCTACATCAAAAATACTTGAACCTTTATTCTGTAAATACAAACCCGTATTTGTATAGGCAGTTGCTGCACCTTGAGCAACAATCGCACCATTTACCTCTAATTGATTAGCAGGACTACTCGTACCAATACCAACATTGCCAGTAGGGGTGATGCGCATACGTTCTGTGTTGTTAGTGAGCAACTGAAGTCCATCACCTACCATTGCCTTAAGTGCAATATAGTCTGCAATGGAAGAATTTATCTCAAATGCAGCAGTGTTGGTTGTTGCAGCAAATCTTGCTATTGTTCCAGAGTCAGTACTAACATTTAATGGAGCAGTAGGATTAGTCAAACCAATACCAACTCTGTTGTTTGTAGAGTCTACATAGAGCGTATTAGTGTCTACTGTTAAACCATCAGAAACTACAGTACCAGTAACGTCAATGCCTGTGGCGGTGGTGGCGAGTTTTTGTGAATTGTCATACCACAATGAAGCCGCCGCATCCTCTAAAACAACAACTCCATTTTCGCCATTTACACCCTGAATGTATGTTCCAGAAGACGATCTGATAATAAGATTACCGGTTCCCGCGTCCTGTATACGGCTATTGCTACCATCGTGATAAATCTGTAAATCAGACCCAGCACCGAAAATGGCTTTTGAGCTATCCGCAAAAGTAATGTCATCTGCTGCCGAAACGGATATATCGGTACCGCCCGTAGTGTTTCCATTAGCTAATATTTCAGCAAGTGTATCTACGGTGGTTACCTGACTGTCTACATACGCTTTAATAGATTGTTGCGTAGCCAGCGCAGTGGCGCTGTCAGAGCCCATATTGTCTTCATCAAGTATTGAGGTAACCGATACAGAACCCAACCGAAGGCTATCAAAATAAGCGTTGTTAAAAACATTAGCGGCAACAGCACCAGCCCCAGCCCCGTCGAAATAGACAACGGCAGTTGTTCCTGAAGGTATCTCATAGTCGTTCGACGCATTGTAAGTCCCTTGAAAAACTAAAATGCTTCGGCTTCCCGAAAGATTATTCCTGATATAAACAATCTTTTCCGCATCGTTAGGCGTTAATTGAACAAAAGCGCTTGAACCCAGATCCCCACCATCATTAAAAATAATAAAACGATTTCGACCATTTGAAGCCGTACCGTCTTGAATATCAAGTGTATTTGGTGAGCCTGAAGTTCCTGCGCTAGGCAAAGTAATGCTAACTTGCCCATCCAAAGAAACGTCTATTAAGCTTAAGTTAGTATTAGTAGTATCGCCCCACGTTCCCGACTGTTCACCAGTCGCAATTAGCTCGATACCGTTATTTAAAGTATATGTACTTGGCATAATTTAATCCTATACAACAATTCATAAGTCTCCACAGACTATAACGGTTACTCGATAAAACCTATGCAGCTATTCTATCCCAATTAGGGGATTGATTGGGCTCTATCGAACTATAACTTGAATTTTGATCTGGCACAATATTTCCCCAAACCAATACTTGACCCACCGAAGCGGTGGCTGAAATTCCAAAAACTGGAGCATTTGCATCCGCAGCAACAATCACGGAACCTATACCAGAGGTGGCTGAAACCCCGGTTACGTTTACCAAACCTTCTGCCTCTACGGTTACCGAACCAACAGCAGAAGTAGCTTGAAGACCCGAAGCTGACACATTAGCGTCACCGATTACCGTTACAGCTTGGACAAACCCATCGTTTGTAAAAGTAGTTGAGCCGTTTGCACCATCAAAAGGCAGTAAAATAGGAGTATTTCCATCCGCAGTGTATGCCGAAGTTGGTGGGGTAAAGTCGTTCCCGTCATATCTGTCTACCGTAGATACACGAAGTTCGTCTATATATCCTTCCCAAGTGCTAGAGCCATTAAAATCTGAACCAACATGTATGTTTGCGGGAGTGGCCGTTGTTCCAAAAAGCGTATCATCTACTTTAACGCCATCTACAAAAACAGAGTAAGTATTACCAAAAGGATCACCTCTAGTAACAGCAATATGAACCCAAGTATTTGCTGAAAACACGCCGTTTATATTAAACAACGTTCCGTTTGCTCGAATAACTAACAGATTATCCGTTGCTTGGCGGAGAGCTAACGCATTGTTAGATGTAGAATCCCTAGAGTCAAAGAAAACTCCATCTTGCGTTCCACTGGTTGGTCGGACCCACATATCTATTGTAAAAGGGTCGCTTCCAAAGTTGTATGTTTCTTGAGACTCTAAATAATCTCCAGAGCCGTCTAAAAGTAAACTTGCCCCGCCAAATTTCGACTGAGCCGTCGATATTTGAGCATCTCCAAACCCAGAAAAACTAATTGGGGCAGGCAGAAACGCACGAGCACTTACGCCGCTTGGTTGAACATTAGCCCCCGCCGCTACCGTTACCGAACCAACCGCAGAAGTAGCAGATAACCCGGTTACAGGTACATTTGAAACCCCTGTAATCGTTACAGACCCTACTTCAGCGCTGGCCGAAACACCATCCACATATACCGCGATAAAAGGTGAGCCCCATTTGCCCTCACCCCATGTGGCTCGACCCCACCCTTCATATGTGGTTGACGAAGCCATCTTTTATCCTTTAAGCGATTCTTATAATTGCATTACTTGAATCGGCAGTAGGAAAGACAACCGTAAAATCACCCGCAGTAGACGTTTTGTCTGATCCAAAATCTAAAACAACCACTGAGGGGTTAGTTAAAGAAATAGACGTTGTATTAGGCGTAGTATTGTAAATTAACGCGCCTCTAGCGGTAATTGTAGCAGTTGAAAACGTTAAATCTGCAAAGTCTGTGAAAGCTGTCGTACCGCTGGATGTTGGATCAACGTTAGTTAAAGCTGATCCTCCCGCAGAATAACCCGTTCCACTAGCTTCGTTAGTAGCTGAATAAGCTGTTGTACTAGCGTCAAGCGTAGCTGCGGATGTATACAGTGCTAACTTAAAAGTATCCCCTGTCGAGGAATCAAAGTCGTGTGCACCAAACATAAGTTCCTTTTTAAAGGAAGTGCACATATAGTTACCAGAAAAAGCCATATCAAATTCTCCTTATCATTTCAGCCAAATCTTTATGCCCAGCATCACATAAAGCATTATAAACCGTTGTTCTGTCACTTCTAATAACTTCTCTCATATAAAAAGTCAAAACTTGAACTAAATTCGTTTTAAAAGCTCTGGCCTGATCCCTAATAACAGGATCTGCTGTATCTGAAATAGAAATTATTTTATCCGCGCAGCGTTTTGCTACCTCTTCTGGGGTAAAACCACGGTTTTCTGTCGTTTTTACATCTACTTTAAAAGTAGGCGTAATGTTTAAATCTAATGCGGGAGTGTTCATTGTTTCGGCCTAATAACTTTACCAACTCTATATTCATCGGTAACTTCTTTAGCTTCACCCAACATTTTCATACCTACAAGCGCTTCACCAAACCTTTTTTCATACAAAGCTACTAAATCTTGCTCACCTTTCATATAAGTATACGCTTCTAACAAGCTCCCATAAAGCATAGCAATTTGAGCATTTTCACTTAGCCAAGTTGTTCCGCTATCAGACCCCGCTGTTAAACTAGCCGGTCTGTAGAAGTAATGAAGCTCAACGGAATAATCACTATCCGGAGTAGGACCTATGACAAAATGATCTAAATCAAACACTGCATAATACCTGGGATTTCCAGTCGTTGCCCCATCTGGATTAAATGTTTGGACAAAATCAGCATCTTTAAACTCTAAAAAAACGTGATCGCTGCTCGCGTTTATAAAAGATAAAGAAAAAGGCGCTAAAAAATCACTAGGCGCAGTTAAATACTTATTAGCATTTGTAAAATTTCCACTTACATTTTTTCTAAATAAGCTAAGTTGTACGTTTTTTAAGATGCGCTCTTCAGCTTGTTGAATAAAGATAGGCAAATTATTAACAAACGAGGTCTCATCGTTTTCGGTGTAATCCTGGATTGCCGTTTTTAATTGTGCATATGTAAAACTCATGACGTGCTCACCGTAACAGTACCCACCTGGCCGAATCCGGTGGCAGGTCTTAAATTTGGATTTTCTACAGTAGGCAGCCCTACATAAATATCTAAAGGCTCCACCCGATCTGGACGTGCGTTTTGCAAAGCTTGAGGATCGGATACTTTTCTAAACGGACCTAGCTGCGGGTGTTTTGGTTCGTATTGATCCGGCCCTACAAGTAAGCCGTTCCATTCACGACGCATAACTTTATACGGATACCTAAACCCGGATCTATCGCAGATAGCATAAGAATCTTTACCTGATGCAAACTTAGCCATTATCCCGACCTGTAGTAACTAAACTTTGGAACTACGTTAAAAGAGGCTCTATCTCGATCTTCTTCAGCGGCCCTTTGAAACTCTTCTTCATAAATAGTTTTTAACATGGGAGTCATCTTAGGGTTTTTCTTCAAAGATAAATAATACGCCAGACCCGCCGCTAAACAAGGATAAAACCTAAAAGGAAGATCCATTGTGTTAGTAAAAGTGTCTGCGTCATCCATTCGAGTCAAAGCATCATAGTACACAGTGTACGAAGTAGAGCTGTCAGGGACAGGCCATACTTTTAAGTTAGGCGTAAGCTGCCTATCCAAAAAGAATTGATTAGGTCTACCCGATGTTGTTTTGGTGGGTATAGTTAAATATTCATCTCGGCTT